ACATACCGATAGGAACTGTTATTTCTGGGACAGAAGCAGGTAATGGTTTTTATGGTAAGATGGTTCCAAAATTATTTATTCATGATGAATATAATACAGCTATTATTGAAAATATTTTAAAAAGGCAAAAGATTGTTGTCAAACAAATTAAAAAAGAGATGGAGGCATATGGTAGATCAAGTATCGATCCAAGAACTTTTGTAATTTTAGATGATTGTCTTTATGATAATTCTTGGGCAAGAGAAAAATTAATGAGATTATTATTTATGAATGGTCGTCATTGGAAAGTAATGCTTGTCATTACTATGCAATATCCACTGGGTGTTCCTCCTAATCTTAGAACAAATATTGATTATACCTTTATTTTACGAGAACCTTATATTGCAAATAGAAAAAGAATATACGAAAATTTTGCGGGTATGTTTCCTACTTTTGAAAGTTTCTGTCAAGTAATGGATCAATGTACAGAAAATTATGAATGTCTTGTTGTATCAAATAACGCTAAGTCAAATAAATTAGAAGAACAAATTTTTTGGTATAAAGCTGCTCCTCATAGAGATTTCAAATTAGGTTCAAAGGAATTTTGGGAAATGTCTAAGGGTCTTGATTCAGATGATGAAGATGATGGTCAGGCATTTGATCCTAGGGGAGGAAGAAAAGGTCCAGCGATTAATGTAAAAAAAACAAAATGGTAAATTATCATAAAAAATTTTTTAAATGATAATTTATTTAAAATATCAATGGACATCCATCTGCGTCCAGAACTCCACCCTCAGTAGCAGTCCAAACAATACCCAATATATAGAATACAAGAATAACAATTGCCCATATACAAGTTCCACAGGAAGTTGCGCATTTCATAAATGCTTCTTTGTCATCTAGTGGTTCTGCTTCTTCACTAGATTTATTACAACAACATAAACAGAACAACGAAGACATTATGATAAAACAACAACCACCAAAGAATATACCCATATACATACCAAATAAATCCCATCTTCCCATATTACCAAATCCAGATCCAAATACTCCTGTAAATGGAATAGCTTGTAATACCAATGGTCCTATATGATTGTATCCGGTTTCTTTACATTCACCTAGATCATTATCAAATGCATAACATTTTTTGGCAATACAATAATTTTCATTTTTTACTTGCTCTAAACAAGGATACGGGCATTCACATTTATTAGGAAGTCCAGTGCAATTAAATTTGGTGCTATCGACAACAGATTCAGTATTCAAAATCCTGAATCGTAAACTGCTTGACATTGCAGTTGATAGGAAAACAGAGAATAAAACAGTAGCAAGAGTTAGTTTCATGATTGATGCAGAAGAGTAAGCCGACATATGTGATTAACAAACTTATTGTGAATAATGTTTATTTTCAATTTTCAAATTAAAAATACTAAATAATTTTTGAGATATTTCTTTGCTTGGTATTGTTTCTCCTTTTTCTAATTTCATAAAATCCTCTCTTTTTATATCTAGTTTATAACACATATCTTCGATGCTTAATTTGTTAAGCAATCTTAGTTTTAATATAATCCTACCAGATTCTTTAGATTCATTAACAAAAAAATTAGAATCAGCATCAGGTGATAATATTTTTGGAGAGATTTTATTAAAAACATTTCTTTGTAATTGATTTTCTGTTATTATTTTTGGCGGCATTACTAATACATATAATTATCTTTCTATATTACTTCTATTTGTTTAAAATTTCCGCCACCAAGAACTTTATTAAGTTGTTCTTCCCTATTTTTTTGTGCCAATATTTCACTTATTTTACAATTATGAGATTCTGGGCTTCTATGTTTTGGGCAAAATGACTTTCCACATTTACATACAATACACAAATCAACAGACGATAACTTTTTCTTACAGCGTTTTCCATCTATTTTACATTTGCATTTTGGAACCTTTTTTTTAGTTTTTTTTGAGTCTTGGTCTTTGGGTTTTTCGTTTTCCATATTATAAATAGCGTATAAAAATTATTAATTTATATTTAATAATTTTCAATTTTTAATCTTCTTTTTTATCTTGAGTATCATCTTTTTCAGTTACTTCAACCTTAATATTCTCTTCTACTTTATCAGGATTAAGTAAACCTCTATCAATAGCATCCTGAACAGCTGCTCCTCTTGGAACATTATCTCCTTCAAAAAGTTCCTTTCGAATATCAGCTGATGTTACTTCTTCTTTACTACTTAATACATTCTCAATAGTATTATTGACACCAACAAGTTGTCCATCTTTGTTAATGTTTTGTGTAAGTTTATTTCCAGATTCCTTTGCAATCTTTTTGTTTTCTTCGATTGCATTTCTCTTAGCTTCCAATACGCGTTTGTCAAATTCTTGTTTAGCAGCAGCTTCATTTTTATTTTTCTCATTCATTAGCTGATTTAATTCGTCTTCCAAATATTCAACTCTACCTGTCTTATAAGCTTCAGGTTCCCAAGGCATCCACATACCTACTGGTCCTACATAAACATTATGATTTGGATCTACTTCTCTCAATAACTTGCATCTAAGTTCAGCTTCCTCTTGTGTAGAATAACATCCGCGGATTTTTAAACCTCGTGTACTTGTTTGAAATGCATGTGCAGTATTAAATTCATCCTCTAGTCTTTCCTCATTAGCATCAAGGAAATTTTTATATTCATCTCTAACATAATTAGTAGCAAATGTTTCTTTTTCACTCTTAGTGTATTCCTGAAAATCTTTCATTACATCATCAAAATTAATACTATGTTTATAAGAAATAAAATTAAGAAACTGTGTAAATTTTTGAACGCTCTTTGTAAAATCATAATGTTTTAGGAATTCCTGAAACAAAAAATGATTTTTTTGTGTTAAAATATTTTCAGGACTAACAAAACTTACACAAGCAAATTTCTGTCCAGAAATAGGTTTATCTTCTTCCAATAAATCAACATACTTAGGATTAGGACTACCATCTAAATTTTTACTGTGAATAACTCCTGGAATCGACATATTATAATACTTTAACAAAAGTCGTATTTAAGTTTTAATTTTTATATATATTTTTTTCTTAATATTATTTATAATGCTTCAAAAATTAGCACAGATGTTAGATTTAGGAGAACTTGTACGCAGAGCAGTCAAATATCTTGTCGAAGGTGTTATGGTTGCTATTGCCGCATACGCAATCCCTAAGAAATCACTCAACCTTGATGAAGTTGCACTTATTGCTTTAACCGCAGCAGCAACATTCTCTATCCTTGATACATATGTTCCATCTATGGCCGTATCTGCTCGTTCAGGTGCTGGTTTCGGTATTGGAGCAAATCTTGTTGGCTTTCCCCGTATGTAAATAAAATAAATAATTTATAAATTACTATTTATTTTATACGCAAAGTGTGTTATATATATCTGTTATTTCTTTTTTAAATTCATCCATTGTTAGTGAATTTTTCATACTATTAGTAATCCATCTTACTAGCACAATATTATCCTTTGTATATGTTTTAGATGAATCTATTCTTTCAATAGAAACCTGATCATATCCTCCTCTTACATGAAATACTAACGGTTTTTTGGAATAAACACACAAGTTTTCTTGTTTTTCCTTGAGTTCTAATATATCATTTATAGTTAATTCAAAATCATTTTCATATGTACGCCCTTTTTTTATTCTTTCTTTATGACGCCTCTTTGCATTATACAATAAATATAGTCCAATATATTCTTCTATTGTATAATTATTCATTCTTTCAATACCTACAAGTTGTTCACACTTTCTACAATAACTTCTATATCCACCGACTCCTTTCTTTTCTGGTTTAAAATTTGTACTATTTAACTCAATCCAATTATTGCATTTAGAACATTTATATAAATTTTCTTCTTTATTATAGTTATCTTCAAACACTCTCTCTATATGACATCTAGGAGAACAACAATGATGAGTATTTCTTCTAACATTTTTCATCATAGCTGCCCAGGTTTTATCAACTATATGTCCACATTTATATTGGAATTTTAATAATGTTGTATTTTGGTTTTTATAATTTTTAAATTCTTCAGGTGTAGTTAAACATTCACATTCATATTTCATACATTCTTGACGAATTTCTTCTAATGTCTTTTTGGACGACATACAATATATAAATATGCACACTCTGTATATTTAAGTAAATTATGCAACTTAATTAACTAAATAGTAGGGACAAATTCCCAATGTAATTCTTTACATATCTTTTTCCAAATTTCATCTTGTTCTATTCTTTTAACTGGATCTTTTAACATAGGAAAAAATGGTAAAAATGTTTTTTCGTCTAATAATTCACACATTTTATAAAGAACATAATAATAGTTTAAAAAATTAACTCTATCGTCTGGACAATGTTTTGCATAAGGCATTTGAATTTCCATAAAAAGATTACATAACTTTTCCTCTAATTCAGGGCTCATAATAGGAGGACGAATTCCTAATTTATCTTTGATAAATGGTATATGTTCATAATATTTATTGTATCCTAATTTTTTTAAAATATCCTTTGCTTTTTTATTTGTCATTTGTTTTAAGGTTATTCTTTCTTTTTTAATTTGATTTCTAATGTTTTCAAGAACTTCATCTGGAATTTGAGTTGTTTCTTTAGCTTGAAATTGAGCAAGAATCTCTCGAAAATGATTAATTCTTTTATATGCATAAAAACAAACTTCCTTTGGAGGTTCTTTATAACTAGGTTTTTCATGTTCTACTAAAAATTGTTTTTGTATTCCGCATTTATTACAAATAACTAATCCCTTATGATCTACTTGTATCCATTCTCCTCCACATTTTTCACATATTTCATAATTTACAACATAATTATTAATATTCAAGTGTCCTTCATCCATATTAATTAAATATTTATTAATATTTGTTTCATCTACTACTTTCTTCTTTACTTTTTTGTTTGGATTAAAAAATGAATGTAATATTTTTTTTTTATTAATATCAATACCATCTGACATTTTTTTCTTTTTTTCAAAGTATTCAAAAATAATATTTGAATTTTCTAATAAATATTCTTGTTTTTGTTGTTTTAATCTAGATATTTCTGTTTTGATATCTCTAATTTCGTCTTGAATATTTAGCTTATCTTCAATATTTGTTGTTATTTTCAATTTCTTCTTTAACATTTTTTTTTTATTTACAAGCTCAGGTATTATTTTTTGTTGAATATCATTAAATTCTTGCATTTTTTCATTATGTTTGCTATCTAAAGTAATTGTAGATTTTTTATTAACTTTGATTTTTTTATTTGCCTTTGGTTTAAAATTAGGCATAATATAAATATATTTCATAAAAATTTTTTAATTCAAAATAATTTAAATAGTTAAATCGTTATATTTTATTGAAGTTTTTCTAGAAATGTATATATGGATGTTGATATAAATATTGATACAACGGATATGAAGATAGATTGTATTATGTTACAAAAAATGATATTTTTATACAATGCTTTAGAAAAAGGATGGACTATAAAGAAAAAAAATAGCGCATATGTTTTTACAAAGAACCACGAAGGCAAAAAAGAAGTATTATTAGAAAATTATTTGAAACGGTTTATGCTGGAGAATTTAGATATAAGTAAAATAAATTAGTATTAATTAGTTAATTTAATTAATTAATTAATTAAATGTTTTCAAAATTTTTTTTTCTTTAGCAATATTATAAAATGGGTGGAGGACTCATGCAGCTCGTAGCTTATGGCGCACAAGACGTCTATCTTACAGGTAACCCTCAGATTACTTTCTGGAAGGTTACATACCGCAGACACACTAACTTTGCTATGGAATCTATTGAACAAACTTTCAACGGACAGGCTGACTTCGGTCGCCGTGTTCAGTGCACTATCTCCAGAAATGGTGATCTTGCATACCGCACATACCTTCAGGTAACTCTTCCTGAAATCAACCAGAACGACAGTGACGATGATGTTTACGCTCGTTGGTTAGATTGCCCAGGTGAACAGATGATCTCTATGGTTGAAGTCGAAATCGGTGGTCAGCGCATCGACCGTCAGTATGGTGACTGGATGCACATCTGGAACCAGCTTACACTCACCAGTGAGCAGGAGGCCGGATACCACAAGATGATCGGTCAGACATCCCAGCTTACCTACCTT